AATATCTTCATCAAATGTGAGTAAGATTGTATATCTCCAGAGTCAAACCAACGATGAAAAAGCCTTGATTTATCTAGGTTTTTGTACTTTTGGGTAAGTAGTTCTGCCATATAATCTACCCACTCTGGCATCTCTATTGCCTCATATCTTTTTTGATACATAGCTTTTACAACTGGAAACACATAACAACCTTTACCTGCATAACATTTATTACAGATAGTTCCCTCTTGTTCTGCTAGTATACTACCAGTCTTACAATATTGTATTGGTATACCCCACGCATACGAGGGCATCTTACTAGGGTTTGACAGTGTGCCTATCTTTTTTTCTATATCTTTTATCTTCATAATTTTAATTCCAATCTTCTAATAGCAAATCTTAACTGATCTTTTGTTAGCTGTCCAGTCTTATACTTATCTGATAACTTATTATATAATTTTAATACATGATCTCTTGTTGTGCCAAGATGATCACAGATAATAGAACACGCTTTGGTATAAAACCAATTCCTAGATTGCTGTACCTCAGCCATGGTAAGGTTAGTGGATACACTTAACTCAAAGGCATCCTCCATTGTCTGTTGTATGATTGCTATAAGTATTTTTTCTTCTGGTGTTCTATCTTTTGTTTCTGTAATTGCTTTTTCCATAATGATTATATACCATATCGCCTACAAAAAGTCAATGTGTCGCATTGAATTTTTACTAAAAATATGATATGATTACCTGTCAATGCAGGGGGGGTTAGTATATAGTAAGGCTACTCTTCCCAATTCTTTTTTCCTTTTATATATTTTAATAGTTCTTTTCGTTTTTTATATTTTTCTACTTTGTTAATGATTATGTATGAAATGATTGCCCCAACACATAGGGCAACCATATTAAATATAAACATACCTAAGCCATGATAGAATGTCACGCTACATTTCTCCCAAGGTTACTTAGGGCTTTGTGATAGAAGAATATAAAGTGATCACTGGATACATATCTCTCGATCTCTGAGTCTCTTGACTCATTACTTTTAACAGCATCCATAGTGCTATTATCTATTCTGTATTCTTCGCTACCTTTCTTACCAATTTTAATTGCTCTTTTATTGTGAGAACTATAATTAGTTAGGGCATTGTATACATCATACAAAGTAGAGTCATGCATATCTGTTTCTAATACTTGTTTTAATAAATTATATTTATTCTCAGAGTCATTAGAAAACTTTCTAAATATACCATCTACTTGTACACCTGTTAATTTTAAACTATTATACACCTCAAACTTATCCTGCATCTTTTCAAATGTAGTACCAAGGTGTTGTAGTTTTAAAAAAGAATCATTAACATCAAAGTGTGTAGTATGTTTCTTAACTGTCTCACCTATACTCTCGAATGACTTCATACCATTCTGGCATATCAATCTTAGAAACATTGCTCTGATCTGATATACTATTGATGCATCATAACTAGATACAACCTCTATACCAAACTTTAGTTTATCATTTGCATTAGTTGTCATTGCATGTGGACTAAACTTACTACCATCATTAAATAATATTCTTAATTTAAAATAGTTTAGATCTGGGTGTACATTAAATTGTATTGAAGTATTATCTAATGTTATACCATACTCATCTAATGCATCAGATAATCCATTTAGTATTTTTGAATACTTTACTAACTGGTAATTAGATCCATGTAAATGTATTGCACGTTTGTTATCTGTATCTACTACAGCCCATGCAGGTTTATTTAATTTAAAAAGAACTGGATCACTAACATAATGTATATGTTGTAGATCAACTTTAGTCGTTGCCCTATCATACATGTCTGAGTGATTGTTCTGTAATGTCTGAATTAATGTAGACATATTTATCCTCCATTGTTGTTGATTAAAAAAAGGTCTGCTGTGCTTAGAACTTGTTCCGCTACCCAACAGACCTAACAATCTTTAGCAGGTTGTCTGTGTATCCCTGCTAAAGACCTAGCTATGTTGTATCAGAATTTTAAGGTGAAGTCAAATCACTTCTGTTCGAAGTCTTCAAACTTTTTACTGATTAGATTTGTTACTAATTTATTTGTGTACTTTGGGAAGGTAACTTCATACACATCATGTGTGTCTAAGTATCTGAATTTATAGACTTTTTTGCCTATCAATAGATATTTTAATCTAGAGTTTAAAGGTACATTTCTAAACTTATAACCACTAGTGACCTCTACATCTGTGACCAACATATTATTCTCTGGTGTTGTGGTTCTTTTCTTACCTTTCTTATAAAGTCTTTTACCAGTCGTGCCATCGACATGAAACTTTCTATTACGTGTATCAAATCTCATGACTCTCTTCTCACCTACGATATCTAATTTCTTAGGTACTTTATAAAAACAGGCAACACCTTTCTGTGCTTTATACTTTACGATCTCCTTATCCACGAATGTATGTATCTCATTCTGATGAAGGATAACTTGATCAGCTTTATTTTCTTTTACTACTATTAACATATTATCTCCATTGATTATTTTTCGGGGTAAGTGTTGCTGACCAGTAGATAACAGCTGTTAAACGCATTGCAATGTACATCACTCGGCACTTACCCCATTCCTTTCGGTTATCGGGGTAGGACATCTCAAGATTTATTACAAGTGTGCCGACCTACCCCCCTTGATTATTACTTACAAGATGATCCCAGAGCTTTTCTCGTAAAAAAAAAGGGCAACCAACTCTCGCTGATTACCCTTAATTAATATCAGATTATCTGACTGGTGTCAAACTAGTTTGATTTCTGTTTTACTTTTAAATAAATCTCCCAATCATTAGGATTTTGAAACTGGCATGTATCAAACTTATCCATGCACTCGTTCCAACCATCAGCATCTACATACACCTGTAAATTTCTTTTTCTATTCATGAACATGTATGTATTACTTGAAAGATCATCTGTAAGACAATCTTGCACAGCATTTAGTTCAGCATCTAAGTTAGGAATAGTGGGTTTAGTCTTAGCCATTAGTTGCCCCCTACATGATCATCATATCCAGTGACCCTACGATCAGTAAAATCTTCTGGTATAAGTTTGAACTCTTTCTTGATTGTAATAAACTCGATTGAGTTTATCTCTTGAACCATTGCGATACACTTACGAAAGTCATCGCATATATCCAGAGGTATGCCATCAGCATCGGTAAGTCTTTTAGCAGTGGCGAGAACCTTAGATATGATATCTTTTTTTTTCATAATTATTCTCCTGTAATTAATTAATTATGTTATATTGATACCAAATAAAAAACCCCATGTCAAATGAATGACACAGGGTTTGTTTTTATCATCCAGTTATAAACTGAATCATGGGCAATATCACAATCATGAAGAAAGGTATGCCCATAATCAAAGTATATATCAAGTACATATTAGCTATCCTTTCTTAATTAATTATTCAATATATTTATCACACACATATAATGATGTCAAACTTATCAATTATTTTTTTTCTTTACGAATAAATTAATTATTAATAAAAATGGAACTAATAATATCCATAATATTATTAAATATATATTTTCTATTTTTTGTAGTATTTTTTTAATCATAAAAATAATTTAATTAATATAATAGATAATGTCAAACGCTTTGACATAGCCTAGGTAATGCTATATAAATCTAAATGTACACGTTCAAGTCGGGCAAGATCAGTATAGCTTAACCACTTGAGCAGGGGGTGGAATGTGCAATATAAAAAGTCGCCACTGCTAGATTTTAGTGAGTACTATTAATGAAAGCTAAAGTTGTTTGAAACCTGTGCGTTGGATTAATGTAATACTAAGCTATTATATATCTGTTTAGTATCCCAACGCATTAGCCCATTTGACACCACCCACCACAAATGCTATAAATAGATAATCAATTAATTAATGGAGAATATATATATGCCAAAAGATACTGAGCAAACATTGGGCGTTTATTTCATAGGATTACCAGATATGAAGCCCATTAAGAATGTTACAAAATCAATAGTTGATAAGGTTGAACTTACCAGATCTAACAATATGTTAGCAGAAGATCTCAAGGAACTTCAGCCAGTTATCAAGATGTTGAAATCTAATTCATGGTCGTTTGATAATGATCCAAATAGCATGATGAAGAATGCTATCATGAGCATAATCAGTGACTTTGATGCTCCCTAAAGTTAGTTAATAATAAACGAAAGTGAGGTCACATGACATAACTGGTTATTATTTTTTAACCTCGATCAATAGTTTATAACTATGGTAAGTATAGGAAGGGGTATGCTTTTAAATTTTACCCGCTTAACTACTAGCAAGAGTTGATCGCTTGTGAGTGATTAATGTTTTATAAACAAGCCATAGTTTAAAAAGATGTGGCGGAGAGTTTATCTTCGCTATGTCTTAATCAAAATCCCACCATATTTCCCACACAGTTTTTTATTCACTATGTCTTAATCAAAATACCCCATTTTTTTTCACGTGTAAGTTGTAGAACATTTGTAGAACATTTTCACACGTGGAAGAGTTCTTGCTTTGTTCTCATTTTTAAATTGGAAGTTGAAAACCCATATTGAACACATAGATTTAAAATAAATTAAAAAAACTTATTATTGCTATATGTTTGACACATTGCGGACATAAATATATAAATAATGAAATATAGTTTTATTAATCAATTAACCGAAAGGAAAAAATGAAACTAAATAAAAAAGTAGATCAACAAAACGATTTACAAACTAAGACTTGGGACATGGTGAAAAGTGTTGCCAGTAATGAGAAAAGCAATAATGGGCGTATGCTTTATATTGCTCAAAACACTTTCAAGATGTTTGAAAATGGAATTTTAGATTTTTCAAATTATTTTGATAAAGACCAAAATGACATTTCAGCTAGAAAAATATTTTTTAGCGGTGATGATCGAAACACACTAATTGCCAAAGATTATGGCAAATTTACAAATCAAGTTATTGTTCCTGCAATGGGGCAAAATTTGGCGGACATTCAAGTTAAAAGCCCATACGAATACAGGGTTTTAACTGAGGTTGCCCCGCTTGTAATGTTCATGATTTGCAATGCTGATGTGTACAAAAATGGTGACTTCCTAAATGAAGAAACTGATCCTGTAGAATTTAGGATTTTTAAGAAAGTTTTTTCAGCGGGAAAAACAGACATTGAAAGCGAAAGAGTTTTTAAAGAGGGTTTATTTGAAAACTTTTTTCAGAAAGCCGAGAAGGGCAAAGACTATTATTGCACTTTTAGAGGTGAAAGAGGTGTAATTGAGTTTGTAAAAACTTACTTCTTGCCAAAAAAAATAGCTTCAGAAAATGTCGCAAATGCTGTAGAATCACCGCTATATAAAGCAATGACAAAATTAAATGATTTGGAAAAGGGTTCTTTAGGAACTACTCATCATTTAACAAATGTTGCTAAATCGGAGCAAGGCAAGGGCGGAAATGCGGATCAGAGACTTATCAACGAAGTTACACAAATTAAAACTTCAGCTGAAAAGTTTATTGATTTACTTTCTAAGAATGACAATCCAATTGCACAAAAAGGATTATTGGATTTACATTTATATATAATTGAGAAATTAGAAGAGCCTAATTTCAAGAATTATATGAAGGGAAAAACAAAAGCTAATTTGAAGTTTTTCCCAGTTATAAACAATAAAGAGTTTGACAGTATTTCTGGAGATTTCCACAAGTACGTTGCAAACTTTAAATAATAGGAAAGGTAAAATAATTTATGAGTTGGATTATTTACAAGACCAAAGTAGTTGGAACGTATACTTTTATATACGCCCAAAAGCTTTGGGGATTACTTCCATTTTAAACTAGGTTAACACAAGGGGATTACTGGGTACAAAATCCAGTAGTCCCCTTGGTGTTTCTGGGTGTCAACTACTAGTAGAAATAAAAATTTTATTTTTTGGCATGGGGTTTCACCCCCTACAACCCCCAAAAAAAGACTAAAGGCTCTAAAAGTCAATATGGAGTTGCTACGCAACCCTCAAATTTTCCCATAGGTACTACAAAAAAATTTCCAAGGTACACCCTATGCGTGTGCCAGGGGGGTAGTCCTATATACTATATATACGGAAGCCAGAAAATCCCCAAAGTCCATGTTAACTACACTCGGGGCTATATTTTGGGGCTATATATTCCGACAATATTCCTAGGAATACCCTATATACCCCCTGTAAATATATCTTAGCTATAGATGTATATGCTCCCCTGGGGGTTCCTATGAACATTATACACCCCACACACAATTTTGTCTATGTCTATAGTGTCGCAGACTAAAATACTTAAAAATAAAACTTGACAAAATTGATATTCGCCCCTATAATAGAACTTATATATTATTCAACGGACACACAACATAAACTACAGCCCATAGGCAAAAAAGGGTCATCACGAATAATAAAACTACTATGAAATTTGAGGCAAACATACCCAGTTATCTTAGAACAGGACAAGGAGTATTCCCTGTCAAAGGTAGAGTTGCATCTAAAGTAGAAAAAGAGACTAATTTTTTTAAACTAATGGAGAAAGGTGTTAACATGCCAGTCTCTAACGAGTTAAAAGGTACGGAATCTGCCCCACTTGGTTCACCAGGTATGAATGAACCACTGGATGCGGAGAATTTCCTAGAAAAAATGCAAAAGAAAGCACCAGAGTTTAAACCTAGGATGGAAATAGATCCAAAGATAGATATAAAACCTGATGCTAGACCAGTGATGCCAATGATAGCACCACAAAGAATGCAGGAACCTAAACAATTGGAGGCTCAAGCAGACGATGCAGATATCTTCATCGGCTAAAGACCTTCCATTCAAAGAATTAATGGAGATTATAAATGCAAACAATGGATTCTTCTATAACAAAGACTCAAAAGAGAAACTTAACCGATATGCAGGAGAAGTTTCTAGACGTATTGTTCACAGAGGCACAAGGAAATCCACGAGAGGCGGCTCGAATAGCAGGATACTCAGAAAATAGTTATCCTAAAGTCATTCGTAATCTCAAAAGAGAAATCACAGAGTTGGCGGAAACCCACTTATCAACGCACTCTGCTAAAGCAGCTACTAGGTTAACAGCCTTACTAGATGAAGACGGCACTACACCACAAGCAAGTATTCGTCTAGCAGCTGCGAACTCCCTATTAGATAGGGTTGGTATAACAAAGAAGGATCAATTAGATATAAATATGAAATCATTGCATGGAATATTTATATTACCACCAAAAGATGGAACCGATAAAGATAAAAAAAAGAGCTAGGGTAGTTCCATTTGGTTTTAAACAATCAAGTGATCCTGATTATATAGAACCTATCAAAGAAGAATTAGATGCTCTCAAACAGGCTAAAGAATATTCTAAGACTTGTTCATTGAGAGAGACAGCATCTTGGCTACACAGAAAAACAGGAAGATACATATCACATGTCGGACTTAAAAAAAGATTTGAACGAAATAGCACCACCGAAACCAAAGAAGATAATCAGACAGAAAGCCAAGAAGTCAGTCAAACAGATTCTAGCTCGTACACGTAAGAAAGTTGCAAAGGCAGAACAATCTCTACGTTCTGCTAAACGTCACGCAGAAAATACTAAAAGTAAACTGTTAACTATTGATAAAGCATTAACAGGCAAAGAGACACAACTACTTACGGAAGACATAATCGAGAGTGCTCCTAAGACAGTCCAAGAGCATATAAACCAGCAAGAAGTTATCTTTAAACCTAACTCAGGTCCACAGACAGAATTTCTTGCATCCTCTGAAAGAGAGGTATTTTATGGTGGAGCAAGAGGTGGTGGTAAATCATATGCGATGCTAGTCGATCCACTTCGATATTGCTCAAAGGCAAATCATCGAGCACTCCTAGTAAGGAGGACAATGCCAGAGTTAAGAGACTTGATTCAAAAGTCTCAATTATTATACTCGAAAGCATTTCCTGGTGCAAAATGGAGAGAACAAGAAAAAGAGTGGCGATTCCCTTCGGGGGCAAAGATAGAGTTTGGTTACGCAGAAAACATGACAGATGCGTTAAGATACCAAGGTCAATCTTACACTTGGATAGGAATAGACGAACTTCCACAATATCCTTCGCCAGATATATATAATTTTTTAAGATCTTCTTTAAGATCTGTTGATAAAGAAATACCTGTATATATGAGAGCAACAGGTAATCCAGGTAACGTAGGATCACAATGGGTTCGAGAAATGTTTGTTGAACCAGGTGAACCAAATACTGCGTTTGATGTAGGGATCGATACGCCTAATGGAAAGAAATATATAACAAGAAGATTCATTCCAGCTAAGCTACAAGACAATCCTTATCTGATGCAGACAGATGATTATTATATCATGTTAGCATCTTTACCTGAT